AAAGCTAAACTTGCTAAGTCAAGGTTGGCGAAGGAGAATTCCCAGGTGTCGATTCGCTTATATTATGATGAGCGTGGTTTAGATCGTTACTATGGTCTGTTAGAATTAGGGGAGAAGTATGGAGTCTTCCAACGTAAGGGTAACCGTATTGTCATTGGTGATGATTCAGTCTATCCATCAGTTGTATATAAAGACCCAGAAAAATACATTACTCCAGAAATTTTACAAGCACTAGATGAGTGTGCAGCAAAAGAGTTTTCCTATGGATCTTAAAGATTACATCGTCACCTATGATGACGTGCTTGATGTCAATACATGTAAGAATGCTATTGAGTTCTTCAATGAAGATCATGATGCCGTCACCAGATATGATGCTGAGATGTGTGGGTTCTCATGTCTTAACTTAACTGAAGAGGTTGAAGTTAAGAAGAGTCCCAAGTGGAACCCTGTTAATCAACAGGTAGTCTTAGCAATTAAGAAGTGTGGTGAAAGATACATGAAAGATGTTGACTGTGAAAGGTATTGGCCTAGGCAGAATTCCTTAGAGCAGATCAAGGTAAACAAGTATCAATACAAGACAAGTGATAGGTTTGATCGTCACATTGATGTGGGTGATCACAATTCAGCAAGGAGATTTCTTACATACGTTATCTACCTGAATGATATTGAGGAAGGTGGAGCAACATACTTCAATGACCTTGACCTTGAAATTCCTGCCAAGTGTGGTAGAGTATTAATGTTCCCTTCAGTGTGGACATTTCCTCACTCATATGTCGCACCTAAGACTGAGGATAAGTATGCCATCTCTACTTACTTACATTATACATGACCTTAAAGATTGAAGAGATCACCCTTAGTAAACTAATCCTCAACGACACGTATACTAAGAAGGTCTTACCTTTTATAAAGGATGATTACTTTGATGCACCCTCACACAAAGTACTGTTTAGTACCTTGTCTGAGTATGTTAATAAGTTTGAAACCACCCCCGAACCCAACGCCCTAAAGATAGAAGTAGAGAAACGTCGGGACATCTCCGAAGAAATATATCAGGAGGTTGAGCAGTTTCTTAATAATTTAGATAGGGATCAATATAACGAGGACTGGTTAATCGAGACCACTGAGAAGTGGTGCAAAGAAAGAGCAATTTACCTTGCTCTAATGGAGTCTGTCAAGATTGCTGACGGACAAGACAAAACACGTACGAAAGATGCTATTCCGTCTATCATGTCGGAAGCTATTGGCGTGTGTTTTGATGATCATGTTGGACACGATTACATCCTAGATTCTGATGACAGATATGACTTCTATCACAAGAAGGAAGAGAAGATACCGTTTGATATCGAGTATCTTAACAAGATTACCAAAGGTGGTCTCCCTAATAAAACTCTTAATATCGCACTCGCTGGTACAGGTGTCGGGAAAAGCCTATTCATGTGCCATTGCGCTAGCTCCGTCTTGCTCCAAGGACGGAACGTATTATATATTACAATGGAAATGGCAGAGGAGAAAATTGCTGAACGAATTGATGCCAACCTCTTGGACATCCCCATCCAACAGCTCAACAGCCCCCTCCTCACAAAAGAAAAGTACACCTCCAAGTTGCTTCAATTAACCCAGAAGACACAGGGTAAACTTGTTATCAAAGAGTATCCCACGGCATCTGCACACGTGGGTCACTTCAAGGCACTCTTAAATGAGTTAGGACTCAAGAAAGGATTCAGTCCTGACATTATATTCATAGACTATCTAAACATTTGTGCCTCTGCTAGGTACAAAGGCACTATTGTAAATTCTTATACTTATGTTAAAGCGATTGCTGAAGAACTCCGTGGTCTTGCGGTTGAATCGAATGTCCCTATTGTATCTGCGACCCAGACTACTAGGAGTGGGTATGGTAATTCTGATGTTGACCTCACCGATACATCCGAATCCTTTGGGCTTCCTGCTACTGCTGACCTTATGTTTGCTCTTATTAGTTCAGATGAACTGGAGTCACTCAATCAGATAATGATTAAGCAGTTGAAGAATAGATACAATGACCCTACAGTTTATAAGAAATTTGTAGTGGGTATTGACAGAGCGAAGATGAGGCTGTATGATTGTGAGCAGTCAGCTCAAGATGATATCATCGATGCTGGTGACATTCAACCAGTTACTGAAACTAAAAACAAATTCGAGGGACTTAAAGTATAATGGCTCAACAATTCACCAATGAACCACAAGGCAATGACGTGGAAGCAGCAGCAGAGAAGATTAACTCTGAGGCACGTGACCAAGTAGACCAGACACAGGAAGATGTCAAGCGGTTGGCAAACGAACAACCTCAAAAGATTGAGGAGTTTGTTAACGATGAAAGGATGGGTAGTGCACCTAGAGCCAAAGGTATTGCTGACAAAAAGATTAATGAGAGGGACGAAACCAAGAAGGATAAGAAGCAGAAGAAGTTTGAGGTTGACCTTGACAACTACATGGAATTTGTAGACAGAGTTTCATCTAATGCCACTAAGGACTACGGTGCTTTGATGGCACGGTATGAAGAGTTGAAGGCAGCAGGTTGTAAGATTCAGAGACTTGATACTGCTGCATCTGGTATGGCATCAGAGGGTGGTGAGTTTATGGAGATTGTTAAGAAGTTAAAATTCCAAGGTAAACCATACGACCAAGCAACCAAGGAGCATCTTGAGAAGGAGTTGGGTGATGTCATGTGGTATGTTGCACAAGCAGCACTAGCACTAGGTCTAAGACTTGATGAGGTAATCTATACTAACACTCTTAAGTTAGCAGCACGATATCCAGGTGAGATGTTTAACGTAGACTACTCAGAGAATAGAGCACCAGGGGATATCTAATGAGAAAGATAGACCCAAGTGAATACATGCAGAAAGGATGGGATGAAACACCCTCAGGTGCTCATCCTTATGTGCGTGGATCTCGTCATAATAAGATTGGGATGTGGGTAATGTGGACCTATTACGTCCTATTTGTCTTTATGGTTGTCAGATTAGTTTGGATTTTAAACTCATGACTGTACTCATCACACTATTTCCATTCCTATTTGTTATACTATTAGTAACAGGTATGCAAATGTTATGGCCTATTAAATACAGAGGACAATGATTGATAAAGACCCTGATGGTGGTTTCTTTGATGACCCACCACATGATGACACACATCCTGACCCATTACATACACCACCTTATACCAATGGTAGCCTCTCTGTAGTAGTACCAATGGATGACTTTGAGGTATTCCTGAGACAGATGTGGAAGTCTCGTAGCACTGAGCCTAAGGTAGGTGAATTGTATAAGAAGTATAGAGAACTAACTACATTTGAAGAATGAATTACAAAGATGCAGGTGTTGATATAGATGCTGGCAACAAATTTGTCCAGGATTTAAAGAAGAAGGTGCCTTACCTAGAGGATGGATTCGGTGGTAAGATGAAGATACCGTCTGGATATGATAGTCCTATCTTAGTATCAGGAGCAGATGGAGTAGGCACTAAGTTACGCATCGCAGAACTTACAAGGAGTTATAAGACAATAGGTATAGACCTAGTTGCTATGTGTGTCAATGACATCATTACGTGTGGTGCTTTACCATTATATTTCCTAGATTATATTTCATGTCAGAAGATTGTCCCTGAGGTATTGAGTGACATCATGGATGGTGTCATTGTAGGGTGTGAGCAAGCAGGTTGTAGACTCCTAGGTGGAGAGACAGCAGAGCATCCAAAGTCAAAGGACATGGACCTTGCTGGATTTGCAACAGGTATAGTAGAAGAGAAGGATATCATTGATGGTAGGAATGTTAAGAAGGGTGATAAGATTATTGGTCTAGCTAGCAGTGGTGTCCATAGTAATGGCATCAGTTTAATTAACCATCTCCTATGGCATCAGAAGTTATTCCTTAAGTATAGAGACAAGGGTGATGAGCATCTAGGTATAGGTGAAGAGATAATGAAACCCACTGAGATATATGCTCCGCTAGTAGAGAAGTTGGTATCTAACTTACCAGTTGCAGCAATGGCACACATCACAGGTGGTGGACTGGTTGAGAATGTCCCACGTAGTTTACCTAAGCATCTACATGCACACATTGATTACAACTCATGGACTCTACCGAAAATCTTTAGTACCATTCAGTCTGCTGGCGAGATTCCAGAGGAAGAAATGAAGAGAGTATTCAATCTAGGTATAGGTTATACAGTAGTGGTACCAGAAGAAGTAGTAGAGGATGCCATGTATATCATTAAAGGATACGACAGTTGTGTCCACAACACAGAAGCATATGTGATTGGTGAGGTGGTTGACAACTCTTGACAAGAGTGTTATAGTATATCTGTTGGACGCAACACAAGGAGTGACTGAATAAACTTTCTGGCATCTAGCTGGTTAAGGTGATGAGGCAGAGGTGGTGCTCGCTGGTTAATACCAGAACCCTTACCAAGGGGTCTCAGGCAGAGATGTTTTACTAACTGTAGTAATGCCCGTCTCTTGTTGGTACACAGGAACCCAACCTCCTACACCATTACAAAGGAATAAATAGAGGGTAGAGATACCCTCTTTTTAATGGCTAATAATACTGAGACCGAGATACTTCTCGCAGTCAACAGTGTTTTACAAGAGTATGAAGCAGAGGTCATTGGCAATCCGTCCAAGAATCTAACAAGGATACGGGTTATAAGTCGTGACAGAGTGAAGGCAAAGACTGACGTTGAGGAAGCTTTGACCAAGGAAAACATTGATTGGCAGAATGCTACACAGCATACCAAGTATAGGAATGGATGGCCTCCATCTAGTTTCTCTGGTACTGTAGTTGAATCCTCGATGGGTTCATTAACTGAATTTGTATATAAGAATAAGGGTGCTGGTGGTAGTGGTGCTGGTGCTGAGTTAACTAAACTATCTGAGTCTGCTCAGTGTGTATTTGCTGCTGTTAGAGCAGTGACTGGTAAGTCAGACAGTGGTACAGTATTTGATATCAAAAATATAAGAGCAGCATCAAGGAAGTTTGACATCCCAGGTGATGTAGCAAAGAATGATTGTGAGAAGATAAGAAAAGAATTGACAGAGGATTGGATAACCTCATGTGATAGAGGAGCAGCAGAGTTACTCACTAAAGTGGGTAGCAATTATGTTTTCCACAGAGGGTCTAAGACTGTAGATAGAATTGAGGATGCCTTCAAGAGAGTCAAGAAGAAGGAAGGTATCAGGATGGACATTAACAAGTGGTCTCCTGCTGATATTTACTGCATTGCTCCAGCATTTGATGCTACTTGCTTAGGTGAGGAGGAGAGTATTAAGGGATTGAATCAGTGTATGCAAGAGAGGATACAGAAGAAGATTGCAATGGGTGTATCTCTCAAGAAGATTACTGCTTCTGCACACCTTAAAGAGATTAACTTTGATAGGAAGCAGAAGAATGAGCACAAGTTTGCTCGGTTTGAAATGGGTAAGACATCCCTAGATGCCTACATTGTCTTCAATACAGGTGTTAAGATACAGTTCAGGACATTTGGTGGTCAGAATCTTACTGGTTGGCAGGGTGAAGTCAAGGGTGCCTCAGCAAACCAAGGTAAGATATCTCTAGGACCTATCAATCTATTGATTAAGAATCATATTGGTGGTGCGTTTCAGGTACCAACTGGTGCTGCTAGGATGGTAACAAGTGGGAGTGACGTGCTTCTAGCGGACATTGAAAGAGGTCTGAAGACCTATGCTAAGGCAAGTAAGGGTGAAATTGATAAGATACTAGGTGACCCAACTAAAGCTACCAATCCCTTCCTATATTCTAAGTGGCAGTGCATTAAATTATTTGATATAATATCTGGCATTAAACCTAAGGCAAAGAAAGACCAACTCTGTGAAGATTTCTTACTGTATGCTTCATCCAAGTCAAGCATCTCAGCACCTTACTATAAGCTTGAGTAGGTTTATAAAGTGTCCACTCCCCACCCCATAACCCCAGAGACCCTGCTATAATACAGACATGGCAAAGAACACACACCTAGAGCACCTAGAAGATGATATATTCAACCAAGGATATGCTGGTGCAACTAATTCTGTTAACTTCCTGAAGTCCTTACGTGACATGCTGTCAGATGGACAGGGTGGTGGTAACGTGAAGGTCACAACCAAGTGGGACGGTGCTCCTGCTATTATATGTGGTAAGAATCCTCAGACTGGTAAGTTTTTTGTTGGCACTAAGAGTGTATTCAATAAGAGTGACCCTAAGATTGTATACTCTGCTGGAGATGCAGACAGATACTATGCAGGGTCTACAGTAGGACAGATACTTAAGAAGTGTCTCATATATCTCTCCAAGTTACCTATAGAGGGTGTCTTGCAGGGTGATTTACTATATGATTCTACTCCATCACTGATAGCACAGGATAAGAAACCTCATTATAGATTCAAACCTAATACTATTACATATACTATCCCTAAGTATTCAGCCTTAGGTAGTAAGGTTTCTTCTAGTAAGATGGGTATAGTATTCCATACGGAATATAAAGGTGAGAGTATCTCAGCAATGTCTGCTGGATTTGGGTGTGATGTATCAGGTTTACAACGTGTCCCTGAGGTTGCAGTATTCTCCTCTGAGTTTCAGAATATTAATGGCATGGCAAACCTAACTGTCACTGAAAAGAATGCTTTAAACATGTCTATTGCTCAAGCAACACGCTCTCTAGCACAGGGCAGAGGGTTTATAGATGGCATTCAAGGAGGTAAGGGACCATTTACTATCCCTGCACTGTTTAAGATATATTTTAACCAAGTAGTTAGAGGTGGTGTAGTGCCTATCCCTAGTGCTATGTCAGCAGGGTTTGCAGACTTCATTAATAAGAAGTATGATACAGAGATAGCAAAGAAGAAGACTCTAGTATCTAAGACAGACTGGGCAAAGAAGAAGACTGACGCATTAAAATACCTAAATACTAACAGATCTAGTATGGTGTATGCCTTAACTGGGTTTAAACATTTGATGTCTGCTAAAGGTCTTGTCATAAATAAACTTGTGAAGATTAAATCAGTAGGCACATTCTTGGAAACCGAGAATGGAATGAGAGCTACAAGTCCTGAGGGATTTGTTGCCATTAAAGATGGCGCAGCACTCAAACTTGTTGATAG